CTGAGGCGTGGGCTGTGCTAGGCACCAGCGTATCCGACGGCATGCTGGCCGCACTACTGCAATCACGTAGACCCGTGCTCATCATGCTTGACCCTGACGCAGCAGGGCAGAAGGCACGCTCCAAAATTAGGCAGCAAATTGCAGCGGCAGGCGGCGATGTGCGTATTGTCCGTGCTCCCAAAGACCCCAAACTTTTATCGAAGGAGGACATCGAATGTCTGATAAACCCCCCGGCTACTGGATAGGCGTGTTTAGCGCCGTTGTATGTTGGGCGGTCATTGTCATCCACCTCAAGGGGGAGTGGGTACTATGACTGCATGCGCAATTGGCTGGCTGCTTGCAGCCGTGCTGCTCGGGCTGTGGTTGCACACCCGTGTACAATGCAACGCATACCGCGAGGTCATCGCGGATGCCCTTGTTGAAAGGCTCTGATGTCACTTGAGTTAACTATTCTACGCCTACTCAAGTACCGCCAACGCTTCGACCGCCTCATCCGAGCTGTGCCCAAGCATGCCCTGGACGACAAGACGCAGGTAATCCTCGGGGACTTCGCCAAGTTCTTCAAGGAGTTCCCTGACGTGGCGAAGATCGAGCACTCGATGTTCTGGCCGTGGTTCAAGGGCTTCGCTCATCCCAAGTTGAAGCCAGAGAACTACGCAGTCTTCGACAACATGCTCGCCAACGTGGACGCCGACGTGCCGCAAGAGGTGGAGCAAGGGCTGCTTGGCAGGCTGGTCGCTGCGTCCAAGGCGTACGAGTTGGCCGAACTCTTGCAGAAATTTCAAGAGGGCGAGGAGGTGGACCTATACAGCGGGACACGGGCCATCGTTGAGGCGTTCGAAATGGAGACGAACCGCAAGGTTAAGCTGCCGTGGGTGGACGTATCTATTGAGTCGCTACTTGAGGACGAGAAGAATGACGTTGGATTACACTGGAGGCTGGACTGCCTCAACCAATCGATGAGGCCCCTCCGAGGTGGGGATTTCATTGTGATCGCAGGGCGTCCTGATAAGGGAAAGACGACGTTCCTTACCAGTGAACTCACATTCATGGCACCGCAAGTACAGCGGATGTACGGTGACAGTCGCTCGATTCTCTGGCTCAACAACGAAGGCCCCGGCAAGCGCATCATCCAGCGCAACTACCAGTCCGCACTGAACGCCACCGTGCCCGAGCTTGTGGAGTGGAGCAATACTCCCAGCAAGAAGGGCAAGAAGAACCTACTGCGTGAGCGGTACGACGAGGCAGTCGGCGGGCGTTGGGACATCATCAAGATTTTCGACATCCATGACTTCTGGAGTCACGAGGTTGAGGACTTGATCCGCAACGTGCCGCCCGGCCTAATCGTGTTCGACATGGTGGACAACATCCGCTTCGGCGGTGACGCCAACAACAACGGGCAGCGTACTGACCAGTTGCTTGAAGCAATGTACCAGTGGGCACGGATCATCAGCGTGAAGTATGACGTGCCCGTTATAGCCACGTCGCAGATCAGCGCGGATGGTGACGGCATGCAGTGGCCTAGCCTCGGCATGTTGAAGGACAGCAAGACGGGGAAGCAGGGGGCAGCGGAAGCCATCATCACAATCGGTGCGAGTAATGAGCCTGCGCTCAGCAGCTCGCGGTACATCAACACAACGAAGAACAAACTTCACCGCTTCGGGGGCAAGAAAGAACCACGTTGCGAAGTCTTGTTCGACGGTGAACGAGGGCGGTACAATATGCCGCAGAATACATGAGTAATGATAACTTGAAACCGGACTTCATGATGCTGGCGCAAGACCCAGATGGTTGCACCGGCTGCGCTAATAACACAGTGCACACGGTGCCTGCCCGCAGAGCATTAACTGGACAGTCATGCACTGAAACGAAGTGTGAGGGCAGCATCATCGTGCACCGCTCGCAAGCGTTGGCGCGTAGCACTGATCCCGACACCAGCCACGCCGCAGCCGCTGCAATCCTGCCCAAGCGGGCGAGCATCGCGTCGCATATCATGGTCACGCTGGCAACGCCCAATCCCGCTGACGCCGGGGGCTACGCATGGACGGGCACCGAAATCGCTGCCAAGAATCACGGCCTGCGCCTGAACAGCATCACGCCCCGCTTCAAGGAGCTGGTCGCCGCAGGTAAGATCAAGGCCACGAGCACTCGGCGTGACGGCCAGATTGCGTGGGTGCTCAATGCCTAACGCACGCCGCATCAAGTGCAGGCACTGCGGCTTGGTGTTCATAGCGTGGACACTGCGCTGCCGTCACTGCGAAGGAATTAACTAATGACATGGGCCGTACTCGACATTGAGACGACGATCCACACCAGCTACAAGCGCAAGGCCAACGCGTTCGACGAACGCAACTGGGTGGTGTTGGCTGGCTGGTGCACGAAGGAAGTATCTGCGCCTGTGTGCCAGCGGCTCACGCCAGCCAACCAGAAGCACCAGTGGTTCATCGATCTGCTCGCAACAGGAGACCGCAAGCTGATCGTTGGGGCGAACATCAAGTTCGACTTGCTGCACATCCTCAAAGACCCCGCATCATATGAGGCGTGGATGAAGTGGGTAGCCTCTGGCGGCAACGTGTGGGATATCCAGCTTGCGGAGTATCTGCTCGACGGTCAGGTACAGAGCAGCCACATGCTCAGCCTCGACGACATGGCCCTGCGCTACGGGTGTGACACCAAGGTGGATGAAGTCAAACTGCTGTGGGAAGCGGGTGTACCCACGGAGGAGATCGACCCAGATTTGTTGCAGCGATACCTGATCGGTGAAGACCTGATCGACCCGATGACACGCCAGACTACGGGGCGGCGGCGCGAGGGCGACATCGGCAACACCCGCGACATCTTCCTCAAGCAAGTGGAGAAGGCGAAGCAGGCGGGGCAGAGTCGTAGCATCCTGCTCAACATGGGGTCGCTGCTGTGCACCATCGAAATGGAACGCAACGGCATGTTCGTGGATAAGGCCAAGGGGCTCGTGCTTGCGGAGGAGTTGAAGGGGAAGCTGGCCGCTGGCAAGCAGGAGCTTGCGCAGTACCTGCCACCTGACCTACCGTTCGAGTTCAACTGGACGAACCGCTACCACCTGTCGCCCTTGATTTTCGGTGGCAAAATTAAGTACGAGCGGCGTGAGTACGACCACAAGAACGGCAGCACTACATGGGTTGCACCAAATGAGGTGGGCAGCAGCGCGTATGCTTACGCCCAAATGGATGTGCAGGGCTGGGTGCTCAACGACGGGGGCTGGACAGGCATAGACCCCTTCGATGCGGAGGACACCAGCATCTACGCCACCTTCAAAGGCGGCAAGAACGCCGGGGAGTTCAAGACCAAGAAGGTCAAGGTCGATGACTACACCAAACCCAAGTCACGCATGGCCGCATGCTATCTGGAGTTGCCCGGCTTCACCCAGCCGTGCGATGACTGGGCGTCAAGCACAGAGGGGCTGTGGTCGGTAGCCTCCGAGGTGATCGAAGAGCTTGGCAACCGCAAGGATGTGCCGTTCTTGCAGGCGCTGACCAAGGTGGTCGGCATGTCCAAAGACTTGACCACGTACTTCATCACGACAGATGAGGATACAGGCGAAAGCAAGGGCATGCTCACGCTGGTGCAGCCCGACTCGATCATCCATCACATGCTGAACCACACGAGCACAGTGACGGGCCGCTTCTCATCGAGCAACCCCAACTTGCAGAACATCCCGAAGGGGAACAAGTCGGATGTGAAGACGCTGTTTGTCTCTCGCTTTGGTGACGCCGGGGTGATCGAGCAGTCGGACTTCTCCTCACTAGAGGTGTACGTTCAGGCCATCCTCACGCACTGCAAGCTACTCATCGAAGACTTGAAGGCGGGCACTGACCTGCACTGCATGCGCCTCGCCTTGAAGGAGCACATGGAGTACGGCGAAGTATTCGCCCTGTGCAAGGGGGACAACGCTCTGCCTGAATGGGACTACAAGCGGACTGCCGCCAAAGTGTTCTCATTCCAGCGTGCGTACGGTGCTGGTGCTGCGAAGATCGCGGCGAGTACCGGCATGCCCATCGAGGAAGTCGAGGCGCTGACTGCGGCAGAGCGCGTGCGCTGGCCTGAGATTGATACGTACTTCGACAAGCGCTCCGAGGAAATCAAGCGCAACCGCAAGCCCACGAACGTGAGCGTGCCACATCCTGTGAATCCAGCGATCATGTGCCAGCTTGGCATCAGTCGTGTGAGTACGCCGGACGGCAAGAAGTACACGTACCGCGAGTCACCTTCACCTGCGTACTTGCTCAAGCGGGGCATGATTAGTAGCTTCTCTCCCACGGAGATTAAGAACTACGAAGTGCAGGGCTTGGGCGGTGAGTGGATGAAGGCCGCGATGTGGCTGATGATCCGTGCGTGGTATGCTCGCCGCAACTTCGGCGGCCTGTCCCTACTGGTCAACTCAGTACACGATGCCGCATACAGCGACAGCCATGTGTCCGTGAAGGACGAGGCAGCGGCTGTGATGCACGCTTGCATGGAAGGTGCAAGCGATCTGATCGAGTGGTGGTTTAACTGGCCGCTACCTCTTCCCGTGCCGAGCGACACCGTATGCGGTGCAAGCATGGCAGAAGAGAACAAGTTCACAAGCAACGAGTTCAAAGCTCGCTGCCGTGAAATCCGTGCCGAACTTCGGCGCGACTACATGAACGGGCACACGCCCTCTTACTTGAAAGAGAACCAATGAGCAACATCCTTGCGATGACTGCGGCAATCGCCGCGACCGGCCCCAACATGAACACCGCCGTGCGCGGTGGGGGTGGTGGTGAATACACGCCGCCTGCGGCAGGCATGACCCGCCTGCGCCTTGTCGCCTACGTGGAGACGGGCCGCCACGAGAAGGAGATTCAGGGCAAGAAGAAGGTGGAGGAGGAAGTGCAGTTGGTGTTCGAACTGTCCGGCCCCAAGCACCAGCCGCGTGAGCACGAGGGGCAGCGCTTCCCTGCTCGCATCACAGTGCGCCTGAACCGCAGCCTCAATGAGAAGGCCGGGTTCTATAAGCTGTTCAAGCGGATGAACTACAAGGGTACGGCCACGCACATGAGTCAGTTGCTGGGCGAGGCGTTCATCGGTACGGTGGTGCACACCACCAAGGGCGAAGGCCCGGAGAAGGTGACGTACGCCAACCTCAAGGACGATGCTGGCTTCACCATCCAGCCCCCGCGTGTGCCTGACCCGCTGACCGGCGACCACATCGACGTGCCGGTTGACCCGCCCATCAGTGCCCTGCGCTTGTTCGTGTGGGATGCGTCACCTGAGTTCGTCAAGCCGATGTGGGACAGCCTGTTCATCGACGGTGAGGCCGGAGAGGGTGACAAGAAGCGCAGCCTCAACGTGTTCCAGAACCAGATCAAGGCGGCGCTCAACTACGTGGGCTCCCCGGTGCACGCCATGCTGGCATCTGGTGGGCTGGAGCCTGACCTGCCCGGCACGGAGCAGGCCCCCGCTGCTGGCCCCGCCAATGATGACCCGCTCAACGGGATGACCTGATGCAAGCATGGATGACAGCGGCGGCCCAGCAGGTTGCCGACTCATCCCCGCACATGCGTTCCGCCCTTCCCGTTGTGGAGGGGCGGGTCATCCATGTGGATGGGGACATGATTGCTTATTGGGCGGGGGGTGGCGAGGATATGCCCATTGATGTGTCGCGCCGCATCGCCGCAAACAAGATCGAGGCAATGCGGGAGTATGCAGGCGCGGCGTCCGTGGTGCTGCACCTTACGGCTGCATCGAGCACGAAGGCGGATCGCTTCATGATCGCCACGCAGAAGCCGTACCAAGGCCAGCGCAAGTCCGGGCGCAAGCCGAAGAACTGGGGCTACCTACGTGAGTGGATGGAAGCATACACTGGACCCGCGTTCCGCGTCAAGCTGTGGGCTACCCGCGAGGCGGACGACGGCCTCGCGTTCTTCGCGTACCACTACAACGGGCAGCATGTTATCGCCACCAAGGACAAGGACATGCGGATGCTCCCGGGCTGGCATATTGACTGGGACACGATGGAGCTGTTCTTCGTACCGATGCACGCCTTCGATGTGGTGCACAAGGAAAAGCAGTACGGGCACAAGTGGTTCTGGTTGCAGATGCTGCAAGGGGATACGGCGGATAACATCCCCGGCCTACCGAAGTGGGGTGGCGTGCCGTGCGGGGAGGTCAAGGCCAGCAAGCTACTCGACGGTGTGGAGACCAACGACGCGGCGTTCGACATCGTGAGCATGGGGTATGACCTGCACTACGCTGACGGCTGGCAAGACGCCATGCTGGAGCAGGCCCTGCTACTGTGGCTACGCACTGACCGCCACGCCACCTTTGAGGATGTGTACACTGTGCTGCCTCCTTCCCATTTCGACGCTGCTATGCAGCGCCTCAAAACCAGAATCAAGGAGAAGTATGACGAGGCTCACAAGCTCACAGGTCAAAGCCCAGCGCGACAAGATGCTGGCTGAGCAAGGGGGGCGCTGCCTCCTATGCTGCGACCACATCGCGGATGCCGCAGTGCTCGACCACGACCACAAGACTGGCCGCGTGCGCGGTGTACTGCACCGAGGATGCAACGCTATGCTGGGGCACATCGAGAACAACACCGCCCGCAACAACCTGCACGGTGGGCGCTTGTTCTCTATGCTCTCACGGGTGGAGGACTACCTATCACGCCGCTACGACAGCAACCCGCTGCATCACACTCACCGAACAGAAGAGGAAAAACGTGTCCGAAGAAACAAAAAAGCCCGAGCCACCCGAGCAGCAAAGCGCCCCGCTTGATTTCGAGTCAGACGCACCGCTTGTCTGCAACCGCGACCAGTCCGACGATACAACCTGCGAGTCCTGCCAATGAGTAAAGCAAAAATTGGATTGATCGACATCGAGACCGCGCCCCTCAAGGCGCATGTGTGGGGACTGTGGGATCAGAACGTGGGGCTGAACCAGATCGACACCGAGTGGTGTATCCTCTCGTACTGTTACAAGCCGCTGGGTGGCAAGAAGTCCAGCATCGTGTACAGAGACAACCGGGGCAACCCCCGTGATGATAGCAGAGTGGTCCGCGAGCTGTGGGACATCATGCACGACAACGATTTCCTCATCGCACAGAACGGCAAGCGGTTCGACATGAAGAAGATGCGGGCACGCATGATCCTGCATGGCATGCTACCGCCATCGCCGGTACAGGTTATCGACACGCTGCTGATGGCCCGCCAAGTTGCTGCGTTTACATCCAACAAACTTGAGTGGCTCAGCAAATACCTGTCCACGGAGGCAAAGTCGAAGCACAAGGAGTTCCCCGGTTTTGAGCTGTGGTCTGAGTGCTTGGCTGACAATCCGAAGGCGTGGGATGCGATGCGCAAGTATAACATCCCTGATGTGACCAGCATGGAGCAGGTATACCTACAACTTCGCCCGTGGGTAACGGGGCACCCCAATGTGGCAGCGTACACGACCAGCGACACCATCGCCTGCCCCAAGTGCGGATCGCACAACGTGGTCAAGGATGGCGTGGCTCGCACAAACGTGAGCGAGTACAATCGCTACCGCTGCACCGATTGCGGTGGCTGGTCTCGCGACCGCTACACCATCAACAGCAAGGCCAAGCGCCGCTCACTTCTTAGCAATTAAGGAACAACATGAAAGAAGTTACATACTGCGCACACCAGTATAATGTAGAGGCCCAATGTGGGAATTGGTATCGCCTACGTCCAGTTGGTGGAGGCGCGACGGTGGTGGCGCACTACACGTTAGTGGAGGATGGGCCCATCGCTGGGTCCGCCGCAGTAGTGGACGAGGCGAAGCGCACGATCAGTGCCGTGCCCCAGCCGCCGGAAGGGGCCACCGAGCGCGACCCTAATGGGCTGTCGCTGAGCGCTCCAGGTGCAAAGGCGGATGCTGGCAAGCTGCGCCCCACGCTCGTGTTCCGCGACATGGCCCACGCACTGGAAGCCGTGGTCAAGATCGCCTCCGACGGCGCAGTCAAGTACACTGCGGGCGGGTGGCTACAAGTGCCCAATGCCGAAGAGCGGTACGAGGACGCCAACCTGCGGCATATGCTCAAGCGGTTCAAGGGTGAGGAGCTGGACAAGGACTCCATGTCCCTGCACCTTGCTCACGAGGCGTGGAACGCGTTGGCGAAACTTGAACTGCACTTGCGCAGCAGCAAGTAATCATGTTGATTACCACCCTCGGTGCGGCCTCCATGCTGTTCGTCGCTGTATTCACATGGCGTGCGTGCAGCGGGTCAGTCAACAGGCGTGCCAGAATAGAGGCGATCACTGAGGCGTGGGTGAACCTCGTTATAGGGTTCTCGCTAAACTTCGTGGCGAACCTGCTACTGATCCCTCTCATGACACAAGGCGCCCACCTGTCCACTGCTGACAACTTCTGGGGCGGCTGGATTTACACCGCCATTTCAATCGTGCGGCAGTACACAATCCGCCGCTGGTTCGCAACCAAACTCTCCGCATTCAAGGTGCAGCTTGCTGCACTATTCAAGGAAACACAATGAGTAACAAGGGCAACGCCTACGTGGTGGCATCCAGCCTGTACGCCAGAGACACAGCACTCCCGATGGAAGACTTGGAGAACGCCCTCTACCATACCATCGACGTGCTGGGGTTTGGCAGCGACGAGCGCAAGGCTGACCTGTACGCCCAGCTCGCTGACACACAGTTTGCTGACACACAGTTTGCTGACGCCGTGTCTATCATCGAAGCGGCAATGGATAGTACCGACGCGCGGCATCCACAGTAAGAAAGAACAGATGGCGAAATATCTTGTACAGAAAGCAACGGACTTTGAAACACAGTCCGCAAAATTTAAGCGGGAACACACGCTGGAGTCACTGGCGCAGACACACGTAGCGCAGCGCAAGTACGATGGCTGCAACATGCTGGTCCGCATTGGCACTGACGGCTACGGCGAGGCGCTGAGCCGGACTGGGGAGGACGTGAAGTCCTGCGACCACATCATTCAAGCTGTGCGCCAAGTCTTTGGCGTTGGCTGGGTGGTATTCGGGGAGGTGTGGAAAGAGGGCACGCCGCAGGCGGAAATCTCTGGCATGTTCCGCCGACACAACGCGGAGCCTAGCCTTGTGTTCGTCGTGTTCGACATCGTGCCGAGCGGCTCCTTCGCTATCGGCATCCACGACGTGCCGTACGATACCCGCCTGCGCCACATCTGCTTGCAGCTCCGGCAACTGCGGAACATGCCGAACTTGCCCCTACGTGAGGTGGCGTACTACACACCGGGCAGCTACGGCGATCCGCAGAAACTGGCGAACTTCCTCGTAGCCGAGGGTGGATACGATGGCCTGATCCTCCGTGACTTGCGCTCGCACTGGGTACAGGCCGAGGCAAAGGAGGGTGAACTCATCAAGGTGAAGCCTGTGAAGTCGTTTGACCTGCGCTGCACTGGGGTGGAAGAGGGCCTCGGCAAGATGGCGGGCATAGCAGGCAAACTGCTGTTCGACTTCAAGGGCGTGACTATCAAGGCCGGTGGCGGAGACTTCGACAAGCGGCGTGAGTGGTTTGCCAATCCGCCAGTTGGCCGCATCTTTGAGGTCGAGTGCCTTGAGGTCACGCTTGATGGCAAGCTGCGCGAGCCTCGCCTCAAGGGCGAGCGTTTCGATAAGGTGAAAGCTGATGGCGAGTAAATCATGGGCAGACTACCCACCGGGCGAACGCCAGCGAGTGCTCGATGAAGGGCGTAAGGCTGTCTCTATCTTTGATAATCCGTACGATGTGGATGATGCCGATGGGGGGCTGCGTGCTCGTACGTGGGTAGATGGGTGGGCAGAGAAATATCAGACGGTAACTGTATGACC